AGCAATAGCATTCTTTATAGGGTATAGTGGAATGAGACTTCTTCCTGCTATAGAAAGTAAAATACATAATATTCTAGAGAAAGGATGGAAATGACACCACACGAAGAAATGAAATCACATGAAAAATTGTGTCTTGAGAGATATAATACAATTCATAAAAGATTAGATAGAATTGAAGTTATGTTAAATAAATTAGTGTGGGGTGCTTTAACAGGGTTTGGAGCCGTTGTAATAGCAGTACTAGTTCAAGCAATATGATAAGTATACTACAACATTTAATTCCAATTGGTTTAGGTTTTATTGCTAAACTAACAGCAATTAAATCAGAACAAGCTCATCAGCAACATCAAATGATGTTACAAGCTTTAGCAGCAAAAGAAGGTGCAATACAAAAAGCAAGAGAACATGCAAGTACAGAAGGTAAGATGGCTGCTTGGAATAGACGAATACTAATGTTTGCTATTCTTTCGTTAGTAGCTGTATATCCTTTAGCAGGAGTATTAGGTATAGATACAGTAGTTAAAATTGTAGAAGAACCTACTAGTTTTCTTTTTGGTATTTTTGAAATTGGAGGAGAAACTAAATTTGAAACAATTAAGGGACTCTATAAATTTGATGAAATATTTACGTGGGCTACTATGATTGTAGAGTTTTATTTTGGTGGACAACTAGCAAAAGGAAAATAAATGAAATCATTTATAAGTCTTTTAGCTTTTTTAACAGTTATGCCAGTAACACCTACAGTACTATTTATAATAACGTTGTGGAGTAGTATTTAATGCCTTATATGAGTAAAGGAAAACGAGACTATAAAAAAGAACTTAATTGGGAAAAGAAAAAGAAACCTAAAAGAGTTAAAGAAAGAGCTTCTCGTAATGCTGCACGAACTAAACTTGGTCTTAAAAAAGGAGATAAACGACACGCAGCACATAAGAATGATAATGCAATGGATAACAGGAAAAGTAACTTAAAAAAAGTATCTGCTAAAAAGAATTTAAGTAAAGAAGCAAAAAAGAAGAAACGTAACTTAACTAAAAGGAAAACTTAATATGCCTATGGTAAATGGAAAAAAGTACGCTTATACAGCAAAAGGTAAAATGGCAGCAGAAAAAGCTAAAAAGAAAAAGAAGAAAAAAAAGAAAACAATGACAATGAGAATAAGTAAAGGATATTAAAATGGATAAAGATAAAATGAAACCTCATATGATGTATTCTAAAGCTGGTAAAGGACAAATGGTATTTACAAAGAAAAAACATTTAGATTTAAAAGAAAAAGGATATACTCATATGAAACCTAAAAAGAAAAAGAAATAATGGCTAAAGATTCTAGATTAGCAAGAGCAGGAGTATCAGGGTTTAATAAACCTAAACGTACTCCTTCTCATCCTAAAAAATCACATGTAGTTGTAGCTAAAGAAGGTGATAAAGTTAAAACTATACGATTTGGAGAACAAGGTGCGTCTACTGCAGGTAAACCTAAAGCAGGAGAATCTGCAAGAATGAAAGCAAAGCGTAAATCATTTAAAGCTAGACATGGTAGAAATATATCTAAAGGTAAAATGTCAGCTGCATACTGGGCAGATAAAGTAAAATGGTAAAAAAGAAAAGTACAGTAAATAAAGCAGGTAATTACACTAAACCTACAATGCGTAAAAATCTTTTTAATAGGATTAAAGCAGGGAGTAAAGGAGGGAAGCCTGGACAGTGGTCAGCACGTAAAGCACAACTATTAGCTAAGCAATATAAATCTAAAGGTGGTGGTTATCGTGGCTAAAGCTAAATCACAGAAAAGTTTATCTAAGTGGTCAAAACAAAAGTGGAGAACTTCTGATGGTAAACCTAGTAAAGGTAAAAAAAGATATTTGCCTGATGCTGCATGGAATGCATTAAGTCCTGCAGAAAGAAAAGCAACTAATGCTGCTAAAAGAAAAGGCAATAAAAAAGGTAAACAACATGTGGCACAACCTAGAAAAGTAGCTAAAAAAGTAAGAAAGTATCGTACATAATAATAGGATAGATTAATGACATATTTAGAAATAGTTAATAGTGTACTTAGAAGACTTAGAGAAGAAGAAGTTTCTACTTTAGCTGAGAACGATTACTCTAAATTAATTGCAGATTTTGTTAATGTTTCAAAACAAGAAATAGAAAATGCATGGAACTGGAGAGTTCTTAGAAATACATTAACAGCTCGTACAGTTGATGGAATCTTTAATTATATTTTAGAAGATTCTACAACACGCTTTAGAGTACTTGATGTTTATAATGCTACTACTAAAAACTTTATGTACATAAGACCTAATGAGTGGATGGATGAAAGGTTTGCTTTTGTAGAAACTCCTGCTAAAGGTTCTCCTGCTTATTATGCTTTTAATGGAGTAACATCAGATGAAGATTCTCAAGTAGATTTATATCCTGTTCCAGATGGAGAATATATACTTAGATTTAATATAGTACAACCTCAAAAAGATTTAGTACTATCTACAGATACTCCTTTAGTATCTTCTCAATTAGTTATAGAATCTACTTTAGCTAAAGCTATAAGTGAAAGAGGAGAAGATGGTGGTAGTCCAGATCAAGAAATAAGATATAGAAATCTTTTATCAGATTATATTGCAATAGAAGCAGCTCAGAAACCTAATGAAACTATATGGCAGGCAGTTTAATGGCAGCTCCTTTACAATCAGTTAGTTTATTATCTCCAGGGTTTCTAGGTTTAAATACTCAAGATGCTAAAGTAGGTTTAGATAGTGGTTATGCTACTAGAGCTAATAATTGTATAATTGATCAGTTTGGTAGATTAGGATCTCGCCAAGGATATTCTTTATTAACAACAGATAGAGGAACATTAACTGCAAATGCATATATTGAATCTTTATTTGAATTTACAGATAACACAGGAAGTACAGAAATATTATCAGCAGGAGATGGAAAACTATTTAATGGTACTACTACATTAGTTCCTCAAAGTGTAAAAGCTGCTGATCAATCTACAGATGTATCAGTAACATTTACTGGTAATAGATGGCAGTTTTGTTCACTACCTAAAGGATCTGGAGCAGCTGCAGTTACTTATGCATTTGCTGCACAAAATGGTAATGAGTTACTAGTTAGAAGAAGAATTAGTGATACTGGTGCTTATATATTTCAAAAGGTAGGTACTTCAGGACATGGTACAGCTCCTACTGGAATTAGTTCTTTTGATCCAGATTGTGCTATATCTGCTTATGGTAGAATATGGACTGCAGGAGTTTCAGTTAATAAACATACTTTATTTTTTAGTGACCTATTAGATCCAACTAATTTTACTACTGGTAGTGCAGGTGTATTAGACATAAGTTCAGTAGTAGGTAATAAAGATGAAATTATAGGGTTAGCTAATCACAATGGATTTCTAGTAATATTTTGTAAAAATAATATTATAATATATCAAAATGCTGGAGATCCTCCTAATATTTCATTAGTAGATACTATAGTAGGTGTTGGCTGTGTTTCTAGAGATTCTATTCAAGCTACTGGTACTGATTTAATTTTCTTATCACAGTCTGGTATTAGATCTTTACGAAGAACAGTACAAGAAAAATCTTTACCTATGAGAGAACTATCTTTAAATATTAGAGATGACGTGGTTGATTACTTAGCATTAGAACCTAATTTAAATGCAATAAAAGCATCTTACTTTGAACGAGAAGCTTTTTATATTTTAACATTTCCTTCATCTAAACTTATGATTTATGTAGATTTAAGGACAGAGCTTCCAAATGGAAGTGCTAGAATTACTACTTGGAGTATAGATAATGGTGATGTTTTTAAAACATATTTAGCTACATCAGATAGAAAGTTACTTGTAGGAGTTCCGAATGGTATAGGAGAATATACAGGAAATAAAGATAATCAAAAAAGTTATGAACTTGCTTATAAATCTCCATTTTCTGATGTTGGTGGAGGAGTAGTTAAAAAGTTTTTAAAAAAAGCTAAGTTATTAGTAATAGGATCTGGTACACAAGACTTTGTATTTGGTTATGGTTATGACTACACTTTAAATCCTAGAACTATAGTATTAGCTAGAGACTTAGGTACAGGAGATTTTACAAAATTTGGAACTTCTACTGCTTTATATGCAGTTAGTAGATACTCTTCAGTAGGTATTGGAGTGCAAGAAATAAAAGTTCCTCTAGGAGGATCTGGAGAAACATTTGCATTTACAATTAATGCTACAATTGATGATGATGCAGTAAGTGTACAAAAAATAGATTTGTTCTTAAAAACAGGGAAAACTTCATAATGACTAATTATACAAAAACAACAAACTTTTTAGCAAAGGACTCATTACCTGACTCTGATACTAATAAGATTATTAGAGGATCTGAATTTGATACTGAATTTAATAATTTAGTTACATCAGTAGCAACAAAAGCAAATACAGCTTCTCCTACATTAACAGGAACACCTGCTGCACCTACTGCAGTAGCATCTACTAATTCTACTCAAGTAGCTACAACAGCATATGTAACTACTGCAGTAGCAAATGCTATACCAGCAGGTACAATTGTATTATGGTCTGGGGCTACTTCTGCTATACCAACAGGTTGGCTAATCTGTAATGGTACTAGTAGTACTCCTGATTTAAGAAATAGATTTGTAGTAGGTGCTGGGTCTACATATTCAGTAGATGCAACAGGTGGTAGTGCAGATGCTTCATTACCAAGCCATACTCACACTGCTACTGTTACAGACCCTGGACATAACCATACTTTTACACAACCTGTAAATGAAGATGGAGGTGGTTCTGGAGAGTCAGAAGTTCAGAATACAACTACAGGAACTACAAGTACAGCAACAACAGGAATTACAGTAGCTAACTCTACTGAGGGTGTAACAGCTACTAATGCTAATTTACCCCCATACTATGCATTAGCATACATAATGAAATCTTAAGGAGATTGAAGTGATTGACAAAATAATAGGAGCAATTACAGGAACTACTGCAGCAGCTAAAAAAGCAGCAGCGGAAACTAAAGCTGCAGCTGACTTAGCTAAATTTAAACCTTTTGATATAAAAGGTTCTATTTTTAGTGATGTTGAGTTTGGTGATGATACAGCAACATATACATTATCTCCAGAACTAGCTAAAATTAGGGATAGTTTTTTTGAGGGAGCTGATTATTTTGGTGGTATGGTACCAGGAGCTAGAGCAGATGCTGATAGAATTAGTGATTTTTCTACAAGATTATTTGATGATTCTACTAGAGGAGATAGAAAAACTAGAGTTGGAGAAGCCTATAGAGAAATTATTGATTTACTAGAACCTCAACGCATGAGAGAACAAACAGGTTTAGCTAATAATTTATTTAATATGGGAACAGAAGGTTTAGGCATGGCATCAGGAACTGGAGGTTATACTAACCCAGCTCGTATGGATTATTTAACTTCTCTTAACAGAGAAAATAGTAACATACTTTATGATGTTAAAGATAGAGTGTATAATCAAGATGTAGCTGATCAAAACCGTGCTATAGGTATGATGGGTTTAGCTCCTCAAATTGCATCTAATCCTTATAATTATGCTAATCAAATGTTTGGATATGGATCTGGAGTTGAATTACAAGGTCAACAACCTATGATGTTAGGTATGAACTTTGGAGCAATGGCTCAACCAGGTAGAATGGCTCAAGCACAAGGTTATGGACAAGCAGCTCAATATCCATTAAATGCTTCATTAGCTAATATAGGTATGTTTACAAACTTACTAGGTACAGGTTTAGAATCTGGTGGTGTATTTAGACCAGGAACTGCTCCCAAAGCAGATTAATTTAAAAGGAAAAATTATGGCATTAACAATTGAAAAATTATTTAACTTTGATGAAAGACTACAAGCACAGGAGTTATTAAATCAAAGGTCAGATGCTACTGCTAGTGCTGGAGCTCCTACAGGATATGGTCCTATTTTAGCAGGTGTAAATAAGATAGGTAGAAATACTTTAGGTAGAGGTGGAATATTTGGTTCTGAAGATCCATTACTAAGAGATAAAACAGCTGTTGATAATGCTTTATTTTCAATTAATAAAACTTTATCAAAAGAAGAAATGGGAGATCCTAGTAAAGTATATCCTGCTTTAATGGATGCAATGAGACAAAGTGGCGTATCTGCTAAATATATATTAGGTTTACAAAATGTAATGGCAGATCAACAATATAAAAAAGCAACTACAGATGCCGCTTTGATGACAGCAGAAAATGCAAAAGGTCTAAAAGTAGCAGATTATTCACGAAAGCAAGCTGAAAAAAATATGGATCAGAATAGAGATCATTATCGCATAGTAAATGATAATTATAATGATGAACAATCTACCCAATATGGAGACTCTGATAGATTTGCTAGAGGTATTGGAAGCGATGATCCTGATTTAATTAGAAATGTTTATCAAAAACTTCATAGAGAAATATTATTAATGACTTCTAAAGATGAATATGGTAATACAATACCTTTATTTACTCCTGGTCAAGCTCAAAAAATGACAGAGTCTGTACTTAGCATGAAAAAGAAAGATACGGATGGTAAAGAAACTAAAGAATATAAATATATTGATAAAGGCATGAAATATAATCCTTTTACAAAAACTGAAATTAACTTACCTTCTAATATGTTAAACGAAATTAAAACATTAATACAACAAGAAATGGGAGTTGAAGTTAATACAAAAGATTCTGGAATGCCTCCGGGACTTGATAAAAAAGATCAAGAAGCTTATAATTATGCAATAGATAGATTAAATAAAGATCCTGGAGATAAAGCTGCTCGTCAAATTTTAAATTTCCTTAATACTCAAAAGACTCCTTAATATGGAATTTGATCCTAATGCATATTTAGAATCAAAAGGTGTGTCTGTAGCTATGCCTACTGAAAAAACATCTTTTGATGCTAATGCCTATCTTGCTCAAAATGATCCAGATTATTATAAAAAAATCTTTACTAAAGAACCTTCATTAGGTGATCAATTACATGATGGTTTTATAGGAGAAATAGGAGCCTTAAATGATTTTTTTGCAGCTGTTATAGGAGAGTTTCAGACAAGTGCTGTAGGTGTTCCTATTGCAGCAGGCTTAGATTATGTTTATTCTAAAGCTAATCTTTGGAATGAAGGAAGAATATTAGAAGATAAAATAGAAAAAGGTATTCATACAAAAGAAGATTTATATAAATTAGTTGATTTAGATAAAAATGCTACGTTTAAAGCATCTGCTGAAAGAGCTGATAAAAATATAAGAGAAAGTGCTGTTTTTCTTAATCCAAGTAAAAACTCTGACTTATTTATGGATTACTATACATCTAAAATAAGTAAACAAAAAAATGATGAATGGAAAGAAGTTCAAAAAGATTTACAAAATTTAAAAGATAAATCTGTAACAGGTAGAGCATTATCTTGGTTAGGTGAAAATATTCTAGGAATAGCTAAAGAAGTTGAGGTAGATACAGGACTTCCTTCTGAATTAGGTGTTGCATTTACTGAAATGGCTATGCTTAAATCTAATACTATTGCAAAACCTATAATAAATATTGGAGGAAAAGTTTCATCTGGTACAGGTTTAACAGGAACTATTAAAAGAATAACAGGTAATTCAGACTTAGCACAAATAAATAAAGCTATTGAAGCTAGATCTAAATTAGGTTATGATTCAAAACACTTACAAGAGTATAAAAATGCAGCTACTTTTGGTAAAGTAACACAAACAGATAAAGGTATTCCATTTGATTTTCCTCCAGAAAACTTTGTAAAAGAAGCTTTACAGTCATCTACAAATAGACGTTTTGCTAAAGAAGCTAGGGATGTTAAAACAGAAGAGCAAGCAGCTTCAATTAATGAACTTGCTGGTAGAGGACAACAAAAATTAGATAATTCTTATACTACTCTTATTCAAATGTCTTTAACTACTAAACTTAATAAACTTTTTGGTAAAAACAAAGAAGCTCATAATAAAGTATATGATGATATTGTAGATTATATGACATGGGATTCTACTATGAGAGGTAAAAGACCTACTCTAACTAAAGTAGAAAGACAAATATATAATGATATATTTAAACCTGCTATGAAAGACTATAATGCTCTTATAAAAAAATTACATAAAGCAGGTAAATTAGAAAAAGATATTATTATTAATGCTAATAAAACAGGTAAAATTTTTCCTAGACGAATGTTACAAAAACGTGAAGGGTTCTTTAAAAATGTTTTAGGTGATAAATTTAAAATTAATGATCCTTTTGGTAGAAGACGTACTGCTGCAGATGCTTTATCAGGTAGGGCATATTTTACTTTATTTAATCCTTTAACTAGACAACGACAAGTAATAGCTCTTGATGTGAATCCTAATCAAATAGGAGGACCTACTACAACTGTTTTAAAAGCTACTAAAAATGCAAAAGGTGAGAAAGTTTTTGTTAAAGACAGAGCATTAACTGAATTAAATAATCAAAGTGGGGGTATATCTAAATCAGGAGATAAATTAGGTCCTCTTGAAGTTAGAGAAGCTACTAGAAAAGAATTAAGAAATCAAACAAAGTTACAATATGTAGCAGAGTCTCCTGCTGTTCTTTTTGATCGTCTTGCAGAATTAAAACAAATAGAAAGAGATTTAGTTTTTGAAACAAATTTTAAAAAATCTAAATATTTTAAAGAAAACGCTGTTAAACTTAAACCAGGAGAAAGAGCTCCTGAAGGGTTTAAAAAAGTTACTGAAGATTTAACTCAATCATATAAAGATTTAGATAAATATTATTATAAAGATAGAACAGCAGAAATATTAGAAGATGCTAATAGACCTAGACCAAAGAATGTTTTAACAAAAGTATCAGATGCTCTTGTTAAAAACATGATGCTTAACCCTATTCCTCACATGCACAACGAGCTTATTCACTTTTACTCTACAAAAGGGTTTATGAGAACCTGGAGTCCTAAAGCAAGAGCTTTGTTTAAAGAAGATATGATGTGGGCAGAAAAACAAGTTTCAGAGTTTGGAGAAGTATACAGAGAAGCCTTAAGAAATAACTCTTCTATGATGTCTACTAATATTAAAAATACTACAATTTTAGATAGTATATTTAGACAAAACCATAAAGATTTTTATAGTACTCCTACGTCTTCAAGTGCTTCTTTTTTTGCTAAAGCAGATAAAATAATGAATAGACAAGTAGGTGAGACCTACGGTAGGCTTTCTAATTTTTCTCAGAACTCAATGTGGCATACTCGTGATGTTATGTTTATGATGCTTCTTAAACAAAAACAAAGACAGTATCCTAATCTTACAATGAAACAACAAATACAATTAGTTGAATCACATTTACCTAGCTATCGTATTCCTATACGAGTAGGTGAAAAAGTGTTAGGTGCTCAATTATCTAGGGTTTTATCTAAAATATTGCAAAATCAAAGTGTAGTTATTTTTGCTAGATATAAACATGGTATGGTTAGTTCTGGACTTAATACATTACGTGATATAATGGCTCCATTAGATGCTCCATTAAGAAAAGGAGGGTTAGAAAAAGTAGCTGATTTTATAGGAGCTAAAGATGTAGCTAAAGGAAGAACAATTAAAGAACAATTTAAAGATGGAGCTGACTCAGGATTAGCACTAGCGTCAGCATCATTAATTATTTATCCTATATTAGATGCACTATTTAGAGAACTATTTAATGCTGATGATGGTTATATGAGAAGAGCTGGTATACTTCACGTATTAGATACTTCATTTAAAGTTGGAGAAGGCAGTAAAGATCCCTATGCATTATTTCAAAACTTAGCTACTATAAATCCTACTCTAACATTAGGAGCAGAATTATTATTAAATACTACATTCTACAATGGAAGAGAAATATATAATGTAAATGATCCAGCACAATACATAGCAAGAGACGTTCTTAAAAAACTTGGAACAAGTATTCCATTAGCTTCTCAAATTGTTAATGCAGATGGACCAAATGAAAGAGTATTAAGTAGACAAATTGACTTTAAAATTAAAACGAGAGACCAAGCAAGGTCTGAAGAACGTAGAAAAAAACGTAGAGAGTCTAGACAAAGAGAACTTGAGTTACGTAGAAAATATAACCTTCCTGAACAATAATTTTAGTTATAATAGCTTCTAGTAAGCTCTTTACTACTTAACTGGTACTTTAGTATCAAATATAGTGAAAAGCTTACTATAGCTCTTAAAATAGTGTTATAAAGGATTTTGTTGTTTTTTAGGTTTTTTAGCCTCTCTTTTAGGCTTATCTCGGTTTCCCATGTTTAATTCTCCAAATTGTTTAGCATTAGGTTTACTATTAAGAAGTATTTCAAAGAAATTATTCATTGTTAATAAACCAAGCACATTGTATTCTTAATATAAAAACATCTATTAAAAAATAACCTATGCGTTTATCATCTATTTGACCTTCTGTGAGTTCAACACCTACTTGAACTCCACAGATAGGACCTATTGAGATTGTCATATTTCACAGTTTCCTCCAGTACATGCTAATGTTTGAGCACCTACTGTATTATCATCTATTTCTACAAATTGACTCCAATCTATAGACTTAGGGGTTTTCTTATATAATGCTTCATATTCTTCTTTTGTAGCATCTTGATAAGGAGCTTGTACATAAGTATGATCACTATGAGGTAAGAAAGATATACCTGAGATTTCATCAAAATGTTTCCATACCCAAGCACCTACTTCCATCCATTCATTATCTTTAACAGAAATAGTAACAGAAGGTTTATGCTCACACCAATGTCTTTGATATACTAACCAGTTTTCCATTTGTTCAATAGCTGTCATATCGTTTCTAGTAACTGCTCCTTTGGGTGCTTTCATAGGAAAGCTAAACACTGCAGTTGAGTCAGGTCTATACTGTTCATCTTCTACTTGCACCCCTCTATCTTTTAAGAATTCATAGATAGGATCTTTTTTATCCATACGGATAGTTCTTATGTAATAGTCGTTATGACGAGCATGTATGCCGCTAGAACTGTCAACAAGCTGAGAGACAGTCCCAGAAGGTTTAACACACGTAATACTTTTTGATCGTGGGATGTCAAGTAAGTCTGCGTACTTATGATTTGTTTTTCTTGCATGATCTCGTAACCTTTCTAATAATTTTGGATCTGGATTAGATGTTATTTTAGCATCCATAATACCTGTTAATGAAACACCTAATAATCTTTCTTCCATTGTATTATCTTTCCATTCATGAGATAAGAATTTAAAGTTTGATAATGTAGATTGAATTGTACCTAGTATTGTAGCAATTTTAACTTTCTTAGTGAGTGTAGCTTCTGTATCACCTTGTCTTACAACTACTTCTGTTAAGTTACAAAACTGTTTGTCACGTAATATAATCTCACTACATGGATTTGTACCGTAGTTTAGATCTTTAACTCTACCTTGTTTAGCTGCTTGTTTTTGTGCAGCAACTCTGTTGAATATACCACGTTCTCCTGACTTAGATTTAACTAAGGATACCCATTCATCCATGAATGTTTCCATATCAGGTTTTTCTGTATAAGCAACTGAGTTATTAGCTAATCCACGGTATGCAAAATCATTGTACCAGGCACCCATTTTAGCTTCTCTCATTCTTTTGTCAGTTAGATTTGATAACGAAATAAGAGCAGATCTTCTGACTCCTCCTACAACCACTATTTCACCTACCATACATATGATATCATGGACTTCTAAGGAATTTAATTTACGTCCTTTAGCATGATTAAAAGATTCTATAACAAAATCAAACAATCGTTTAAGAGGTTCCGGTCCACTGGCTCTACCACCAAAGGTTTTGAGCCTAGCTCCAGCTGGTCTGACCTGGGAGTAGTCCACTGTAGGTATATCACCTTCCCATAGGGATGATAAGAGTTTCTTAAATGCCTTTGCCCAGCCGAGCTTGCTGTCACCAACAACGATAGTATCGTCACATTTATTAATATCTTCTGGTATAACTGGTAATTTATTAATTTCTTGTCTTTCACAACTAAATCCTACTCCTGTACCGTTCATTAATATATATAAAGCCTCTGAAAAAGCTCGTTTATTATTAATAGCGAGGTAAGAACAATTGTAAGCTGCAATATTGTCTCTTTCACAAGCCTCTCCTGCTGACATAAGAAGTCTCATAGATGGCATTACATCTAAATTTAATACAGCTTCTCTAATTTCTTTATGTTCTTTAAGATTGGGGACTTTTGTTTTAATATAAGATATTAATCTATCTACTGTTTCTGTCCAATTTTCTCTTCTATTTTCTTTTGGTAGATACCTTGCGTATCTTGATAATCCTATAACGTCTTGATAGACGGAGGGTAAGTTACTCATAATCGTGCATTTCCTCTATATTTTCGTTTGCAAAATCTTTAAAATAATCAATATTTTCCTCTATTTTATCTCTAAAATGTTCAACAATTTCGTCTGATGTGACATTTAGCATTTCAATAAGAGTAGTTTCTTCGACTCTTTTAAGCTCGTTTAGTATTTCTTCAAAAGTAAGCAATGTATGACCGACCTTTCCAATTAAATGTGGTACTTAAATTCTAAATCTTTGGGAAGATGAATGTATTCTTCTAATAAACATCGTGTTGATGTAGCTTTAGGGTGATGTTTCTTAACATGTTCGTAAGCTTGAGTACAGTTAACAAAATGTCCTATGTATTTCCAATCACTTGGACCTACTGGTGTAAGCATAATACTAATTACCATTACGTAATGAATCATTATTAGTGTCCTTATGTAGTTCTTTTAATAATTCTAAGTAGTGTATACATTTATCTAAGTCTTGATGACCACCCTTATGTTTCCATCTAACAATATATTTAATAATACATCCTTCTATAAAAGGTATGTTATTTTTATGTATAAAATCTATAGGTTGAATCTTATAATCTTTGTAATGAGATCCACCTATTTGTTTTTTATTAGCTTTATCCATATTATACCACATCCTTTATAAAAAGTCAAGCAAATTTTTCTTTTAAGTATTTCATTGACACTGCCATCTCATCGAAGCTACCATCTTTAACATCATGGAGCATATAAATTCCTCTCCAATGCTGGTTAGTTTGATGTGATAAATACTCTTCATCATGTACATAAGCACTACCTGATATAATAGCTGTCATTTCTGTACCATCAGCTCGTCTACCATAAGCTATTTGTCTACCTTGTTGATGACCTGCAAAGCAAGACATATGTTTCTTAGTTAAGAGAGCATTAGCTGAAGTAACCGGTCTACCCATGACACCAGAAGCAAAATAGTGAGAGTAAGCAATGCCGTTGATACTAATAACGTCCAAATAAGGAACAACAGTCCAGCCAAATTCTTCATATTTTAGATCTCCTAAGTCTACAAGACCTTCTAGTTTTCTATCATACTCAACTGACCTAGTAATTCTATCTTCATGGTTACCTAATGTAAGTACCATCTTAGGTTTGTAAAGTTTCTTTTTAGATCTTGCTAGTTTTTTATTTAAACGTTTGATAGGTTCGAGTAATATTTCCATTCCTTTTAACGCAGCACGTATATCAGCTTTGTATGTTCTACCCTCAAATGATTTCTTACCTGTATCATATGAAGAAAGGCTAGGCATATCTGCAAAGTCTCCTATATGTACAATTACATCTGGTTGTTTTTCAGCAGCATACTGTCCTATCCAACGCAAGTAGTCCAGGCTAATGCCTGGCTTTACTTGAGTATCTGGGATTACTAAATGCTTCATTGTAATGTCTCCTTAAGTTTAACATTCATTTCAGATTCATTCATTTCATCATCAGTAGCTTTAATTATACCTTCTCTCATTAAAGCTTTAACTGCATAATTTATTAAAAATTCATTTTCATTTTTATCAACTTTGAAATCAAAGTCAACACTACCATCGTCATTCTCTACTAAGTTTTTTATAATCATTTATCCAATCCTTTCTAAAGTCTAGCCACATGAACCCTTCTTTTTCAGCCCATTGCCAGTATGTTGTTTTACTACGTTTGGTTATCTTGTTGTCTGGATTCATAAACAAGAATATTATGGTGACTTCAGGATTACATTCTTTAAACCAAACCATCTTTTGTCTAGTAGCTAAATCAAGTTTACCTTTAGCTTCTATGTAGACATTCTTTGCCATTTTAAAATCAGGATTATATTTCCTATATTTAATAGGTTGAATATAATTGATTACATCTGGCTCATATTTAACTGACGGAAAATTTGTCTTGAGGATCTTCCATGCTTTCTCCTCCAGTTTGCTTTTGAAATTCATTAAATCTATCCTTCCAGTTATCTTCTAAGTATCGTTTCATCCATAAGCATGATGCATTACGAATAAATCTGTTATCGTCATTATATAAATCTTGCACAATAATAAACATTTCTTCAGGTGTTTCACAACCTGATAACATTTGTTTAGATTTTTTATCACCTAAACCTTTAATACCTACAACATTATCTGAAGAATCTCCTTTTATGCATTGTTCAAAGAATAGACGAAGACCTTCTAATTCTGTTTGTTCTACAAATTTATCAGGTCTTGTCCAGTTCTTACCACTAATTTCCCATGAGAAATGTTTGCCAGGAACTTGTAATAAATCTTTATCAAGAGTACAAATGATTGTATCTTCAGTTTGATTTATTGACATTTCATCATCAGCTTCCAACCCTTCTCTAGCTGTTTCAGCTCCCATTTTTTCTAGTGCATAATCTTTAAGAGCTTGAAGATGCTTAGGTTTAGGTGCTGTCCTATTAGCTTTGTAAGTAGGTAATACATCTTTACGAAAGTTAATAGGACTTGAAAGAAAAGCACGGTATTCTGTTGCTTCTGTTTTCTCAATAATACTATCTAATAGCTGTTCTGCTCTATAGATAGCAATACCTAAGTCATCATTCTCAGCACTTGCAGCACTTCGAAAACACACTAGATCATGGTCAATTAGTGCTTTCATTAGATTAGTACATCGTCTGTGAAGTCATCAATAGATGTCGTTCCTACAGTTCCTAGTACATAACCTTCATACAGCTTTGCTAGACTGATTACGTCATTAGCTGTAGCTTTACTACCATCAACTGCAAAGGTAGCTACTGCATTAGAAAGAGACGACTGACGTACAATCATTACTTGCCTAGCGGCTCTTTCATCCTTAGTTTCATAATTACTACCTGTAACCCTTGTTGTGTTAGCAGGTTTGACTGAACTGCCTGACGTTGCCTGGGTATCTAGTTCACCATCAGCAAGTATCTTTGTCCATTGCCAGTAACCATTATCATCTTTCTTAGTAGCTACATTAACGCTGTCTCCTTTAGTCCAAGACTGAGCTGCTTTAAAAACATCTGGTGCACTGAACGACATTAGCTTCTTTGATTGAGCTTGACCTTGTTCATTCTTGTAAGTTATTTCAATAGATTGATACTGCCTACCATTCTTTGCAGAATGTGTATTTAAACTACCTACATCAATTACATTAATTTGCATTTATAATCTCCAAGTTACCCCATGATGGTCCAATTTGACATTCAACTCTCATGGGAAGGTTGAACTTTTTTCCGAATAACTTTTCAAAGTTTTCAGGTACGTCATTAAAACATTTGTCTACTACTTTAACTATACTATTATTATCCCATACTTTTTCATCAAAGTCAAGCATTATTGAATCATGTACTGTATTAATTAATTTAACACCCGGTTTGTTTTTAAGTCTGTTTCTTAATGATACTCTAGCAATTGTCATTAAGTCAGCACCTAAACCTTGAACAGGATAATTTAGTATTCGTGTTCGAGGATACTTTAGATTACCTTGACTATTTATTTCAGGCTTGTAATCATATCTTCGTCCTGTAGGCATAACCAAATATTGATCTCGTTTTGCACGAAAGAATATTTCATCATGCCACTTTTTTAATCCATTGTACTTTATATAAAATTCATCAATTACATTTTGCCAAAAAGATTCATTACCTATATCTTTAAAGTTGTGGTCGTTTGCGTATGAGTACGCACTCCCACCATAGATTAATCTAAATACAAAAGTCTTAGCTGTAAGTCTATCTGGTAATCTAAATCTTTTTTGATTATCAGAATGTTGATCTACTTCATTTAGTATCTCTTTGATAGCTGTACTATCTTGAGATAAGTAAGTAGCACCTACCCATTCTAATTGTTTTGCATCTGCATTAAGTATCATAGTAAATTGTTTCCGTGTAATGTTATCATTGCTCGTATCTCTCTTTGAGCTTCTTTACTAAGTTTACCAAGAGTACAAGCTACACCATCTTCAACTAACATATGACTAAACTCAACTGAAACAAAATGTTGATGTGCTTCTTCTTGAGCTTGTTGTTCCCAGTTATCTTTTTCATCTTCTTCTGGAATAAGATAATCAGTTTTCATTTAGTTCTCCTGTAAATGTGGAATATCTATAAAAGGTACTGGATCAATTGCTGGTAGTGGTGCTTCATCAGCAATTAGATGATCCCAAGAATATATAGCACTATCTGATTTATTATATACTGTTAAAGCAAAACTAAAAATAATTAAAAATCCTACTATATAATATGTTAAATTGCTTTTCATATTATCTCCTTAAAGTTACTAGTGAATAAAGTTTTTATTTCTCCATCAAAGTTTTGTAAGTTAGGTTTACTACTACTTAACCTACCTGTTTTTGCTACACATTGATTTAGTTGTCCATGTATTTTTCCTTTAGTCCAGTTCATCTGGTCTGTTAGTTTTGTCAGTCCATAATAATATGTTGACATTCGTTTTTCTAAAGTTGCTCTAGTAAGTAATATGTTTAGAATTTCTTGAGCTTCTTTAGTTCCTTTAAGACTTTTGAGAGTCTTTTCGTCAGTTGAGTACAGACCTTCTTTAGATAACTCTGTACCTGCAATAGGTGGAACACGTCTTCCCATTGGAATTGTGTAATCTTCCCATTTAAATTTAGGCTGGTCTTTTTTAGGACCTGTCTTATACGTTCCAGCAGGTATCTGACGCTTAGATTTAATTGCTCCACCATAAAGGAAAGCACTAAGATGATCCACACTATTGGGATTAAAATCATCGTACTTGTGATAATTGTGTAATCTATTATTAAGCTTACTAATTTGTTCTTCGAGTTCTTGTCCAAGTGTATTACTCCAGTCATATTCAAAGTTAAGTCCATTGTATTCCATTTCTTGTAGAACCATTAGGTCTTGATTATGTAATGACACCAAACGTTTTAGTTCTGGACGTTTGTCAAGTTCTTTCATTTGTTTGTACATAATTTTTTCAGTAAGTTCTACATCTTGTATTAAGTACTCTTCCAAGATTTCCTTTGGAATCTTGTCAGTATCTATATTGTTTTTCCAATAGTTTTCTTTTACTTCATCTAGTTTAGTTCCAAGTTCATAGTACTCTGCTACTCTATTAAGAGAAGGATATGGATTAGCTTGATTGTCAAGTATGAATTGTACTAATTGACAATCCCATATTCTTTTATCTTTGAATACTATACCATATCTTTGTAACCAATGCAAGTCAAATTTAATGTTAAACCCTACAAGCACATCTGCATCATTCACAGCGATTTGAATGTCTTCTAGCAATTCCTTGTAGGGGTCAACGGAGTATTCAATATCATATACTTTTTTACCAGACAAACCAACATACATAAGTTTATTAGTCTGGTCAAATGCATTACCTTTATTACTAATAGTTGTTTCTACATCTAGTGTCAAGTATTTCATTGGTCTACATACCTCGCTGTTTCTGGTTTAATAATTACAGATTGATTACCATGTCGTAAATCTGGTAATGAATCTGAGTCTCCTAGTAATTTGTTCTTACTTATATTTAAGAATCTCATATGGCTGGTGTTGTCTTGTTCTTTACCAATACCAAGTATCCAATCAGCTTCACCTTGCTTCGCAGTCTTGCTGCTATCAACATCATCCATTGTTAACCACAGTTTATTTTCTGCAGTACCTCCAGCTTGTGATACTGCAATTACTGGAGCATATGTTTTAGCTAACTCTCTAGCCCATTGATACAATTGTTTTAGTTGTAAGTCATGTCTGTCTGACTTGAATCCTTTTATCTTATCCATTTGGTCAAAGATAATTAATGATGGATTAGATTCTTTTAGTATCTGTTCTATTCTACCAGTACTAGATGAATCTTCAAAGTCATATATTTTTATTCTGTTGCCTGTCATGTCTTTGTACTTGGTACTATTGTCTTCTATACTATCAAATAATTCTTTACTTGTCAAGTTTAGTGCTGCTTGATAACAACGAATAGCAACCTTCTTACCTTGTTCTTCATTGTTAAACCATATGATATCACCTTCTGTATGTTGAACCATATGAGTTATCTCTGAAGCTAAGAACGTAGTCTTACCTGTCTCTGGTCTAGCAAAGATAAAACCAAAGTCACCTTTACGTAGTGAACCTAGAGACTTGTTAAGCCAGTTCAGTCTCCATCTCAATCCTGGTGTACCTATCTGAGCTTTGTGTAAGTCAGCTAGTTCCATGTTAACGGGGTCAGGCTGGTCTACTTCTACTTCTTGATGTTCAAAGTTAGAAAACTTTTCCATAAGTTCTTTAACATCAGCACTACCTTCTTCTACATCTAAAGCAAGTTTAGCTATATCACCAGCAAGGGATCTTCTTCTATGTTCTTCAAGAAGATTTGTAATGCTGTCTATATTTTCTATTTCTTCTGTTAAGATTCTATCAAGTAACTCTGATAGTTCTAGTCTTTCAGAATCTTGTAATAAATAATTAGTATTGTATTCTATTAGTAGTTCTAGTTTAGTAATAGTATCTTTATCATGTTTATTATAATAACTATCAACTACTAAAAATAATTTATATATATTAGTATAATTATTTTTAATATAATTTATATTAACATACTTATAATATTTTGTCCAGTACTTTTTGTCTAAACAAAATAGATTTAATATTAATTCTTCAACCATGTATTAATCTCCGTTTCATTATACTCTTTAGGGTCTAGTGGTGTAATGATAGCTTTACTAGTTATCCCTAAACTTCTTAGTCTGTTTTTAATTTGAACAGCATGTCTCGCTTTATCTCTGTCTAACCACACATAGATTTTTGAATATCTATCTGCTAGGTTAGACTCTATCTTTTTAGATAGGTTACTACCTAACAAAGGCAATGCAGAATAATCTTTAGTTCTAGCTATTTTGATAGCTGACAAAACATCTTCTACTAAAATTATTGTACCACCCTTTCCATATATTGTCAAGGGTTTAACACCATTACTTTTGTATTTTTGACTACTAAATCCAAAGTTTCTACCTTGCCAATAGTCTTTAGTTTGAATTAGTACAAGTACTTTAGATGTATTACTCCATTTAATTTTGTACTTGTCTATTTCATTTTGAGTTATGTTGTATTTCAACAACCATTGCATAGCTTCTTGAGGTATATCAGTAGTCGTAGTAATGCCCTGCAATTCATTGAGAATTACAGTTCTATTAATACGTGTTCTTAGACTATTAGTATCTGTTTTCTTTACATAATAACCACAACCAAAGCAATATTGATGGTCATCATAGTCGCCTAAATTATCTTTACTACCACACTTGGGGCATGGCAGATGACCTAAAAATAAACTCATAATTAACTACCTGAAAATTGATTAGGAGATGTTTCTGTTTCATCATCAACATGTTTCAGATCTTCTCTTTCAATTGAAGCAAACTCTTCTTCTATTTCAATATAACAATCGTTACACATATCAATAAATTGACCTGTTGTACTATCTTTTCTGGTAGCTTCAAAATCAGATAAGGATTTATTACACGCTATACATCTCATCTTTACTTCTCCATTTATAATATTTTTCGCAATTACGCACTCACTGCCTAAAGGCATTCGTGCTTATTCCTCGTTAAAATAAACAGTATAACATACTGTAAATTAAAAGTCAAAAGATTTATTCCAACTGTATGTTTCAGCATCTTCCCACTTATCTATTACAGATACTGGTACGTTTTCTAAAACAAACGGAGTGTTATAATCACCATCAACTATAGTAGCTTTCTTACCTTTGATTTGTTCTACTTCAAACCATTCACCTTTCTTAACAACATGAGACTTATCACCTTTACCATGTATATACTCTTCAGTACATACAATCCAATC